CAAGAGGCAGCCGCTGCACAACAAGAAGCGCAGCAAGAAATGCAAAACTCTGAGCAAGCGCGTAACGTAGCGCCGCTCGTATCAGCTTTGCAAGCCGCGCAAGGCCAGGCTGAATGATGGAGTTAGAGGATTTACAACGTATATATCGCGCCGTGTTTACGACAGATGATGGCGCACAAGTATTAGACGACCTTAAAAAAAGGTTTGGTCTATACAAAAGCACGCATGTTCCGGGGGATCCCCACGAAAGTGCGTTCTTTGAGGGGCAGCGCAACGCGATGCTTATAATTTTACGAATGTTAGAAGAAAGAAAGGATCTTAACAGTGAATGAAACAGCAGAGGTAATTGAGGAATCTCAATCTCAAGAAACAGTAGCACAAGAAACACCGGTCGCTTTTGCCGATACATTAGGCGACGAGTTTAGAGGCAACCCTATATTTGCAAATTTTCAGGATGTTAACGGCCTGGCAAAATCCTATATGCACGCGCAGCGCATGATAGGAGCGGATAAAATAGCAATTCCTGGCAAGCATGCCACCGATGAAGAGCGGCTAGAAGTCTATCGTAAGCTTGGATCACCGGCGGATGTATCGGGATACGAAATAAGTTTTCCGGATTTATTCACGGATGAAGAACAAAGCGCATTTAAGGAAACAGCGCTGGCTAATGGATTAAGCAGCGGCCAGGCTAGCAAGGTTGTCGATTTTCTAAACGATACCTTTACACAGGCGCAATCACAAAACGAGTATACTGCACAGCAAATAGTAAACGAAAATCGTGCAGAACTCGAACAAGAGTGGGGCAACGCAATGCCGCAAAAGCTCGAGAGAGCAAGATCGGCAGTTGTAAGTCTGTTAGGCAGTGACGATATAATGGAAGATATCGAGCTTGCCGACGGAACATTGCTGGGCGATAACCCACAGATTATAAGAATGTTTGCCGCTTTAGCTGACCAGATAAGCGAAGATGCCCTGGGCGGCCCTACAAGCGAGCAGATTAGTACACCGGCAGAACTCGAGAAAGAAAAACGCGAGTTGATGGTTGCCGGTTCACCTTATTGGAGTAGTCAACATCCAGAGCATGAAACCTACGTACAGCGTGTTCTGCAACTTAACGAGCAGCTATATCCAGAACTAGAGGGGTAATCTTAGGATCCCTCCAGGACAAACTATCTATTTGGGCCTTATTTATAAGACAACCCAGCTTCAATTTTAACTTAAATTAACGGAGGTACTTATTATGAGTACACAAATCACTACGGCTTTCGTTAATCAGTTTTCTCAGAACATACAGTTATTATCGCAGCAAATGGGTTCATTAATGCGAAACACTGTACGACAAGAAACTGTGAACGGCGAAAAAGCCTTTTTCGAGCAAATCGGTTCGGCAGTGGCGCAGAAGAGAGCGTCGAGGCATGCCAGCACTCCGATTATGGATACCCCCCACGCTAGGCGAATGGTCACGATGTCCGACTATGAATATGCGGATCTCGTCGATGACCAGGACAAAATTCGTATGCTTATCTCTCCGGAGTCAACATACGGCAAAGCAGCGGCGGCAGCTATCGGCAGAGCAATGGATGATGAAATCATTGGTGCTTTAGGCGGTACAGCTAAAACTGGTGTGTCCGGTGGAACTAGCACAGCGTTGCCTAGTGGTCAGAAAATCGCGCATGGTAGTGCCGGTTTGACAATCGCTAAGCTTATTAGTGCTAAAAAGATAATGGATCAAAACAGTGTTGATCCCTCAATCGAGAGATATATCGTTGTATCTCCCGAGCAGATCGAGGATCTACTCAACACAACTTCAGTAACGTCAGCGGATTTTAACTCGGTAAACACTTTGCCTATCTAAGTGGAAACACTTAGACGAAACTCCCTTAAATTCGGTGAAGCCTTTAAAATGGTAATACCGAGCCAAGCCTAGTAATAGGAAGGTGTAGAGACTTGACAGGGGATACCCAAACATTCAGTTGTGGGTAAAGATAAAGTCCAGACCACAAACGCAAAAGCGGCGGCGAAAGCCGTAGATGGTACGAAAGGCGCTAGTAAACGGAACTGTTGATTCATTCATGGGATTTAAATTTATTACATCCAATCGTTTAAAAGACGATGGTACATCACGACTATGCTATGCGTATGCGCGTGAGGGTGTAGTAATGGCTCTTGGTAAGGACGTGACGGCGAAGATCGATCCTCGACCAGACAAATCCTATTCAACACAAATCTACTATTGCTCGACCTTTGGTGCATCCCGGATGCAAGAAGAAATGGTCGTTGAAATAGCTTGTAACGAATAAGGGGGCTAGATCATGGCGAATAAAAATTCAACTTTAGTTAGTAACTTTGAGGCTGATCCCCAGGTTATGAATCATGCACGACAGCATCACGGAATCAAGAGAGTTATACAGGGTTCTGTAGCTCTTGCTGCCGGCGATCTGAGTGCTAGTGATACTGTAATGCTTGCGCCAATTCCGACAAACGCAAGTGTTATAAGCATCAAACTATTTAATGACGATCTCGATAGTGGTTCTACCAATACTTGCGACGTGGGATTATATTCTGCGGATGGTAACGTAACAGCGGTCGATGATGACGCTTATGCAAGCGCTATCACTGATTTACGTGCAGCGGTTACAACCGGAACAGAAGTAGCTTTCGAGGCGAGAAACATCAATACAATGGGTCAGAGAGTTTGGGAAGATGCCGGACAATCAAGCGATCCAGGCGGATATTACAATATCGGTCTGACGTTTGATGCAGCTGGTGACACTGCCGGCGATCTCTCCTTTATGATTGAGTACGTCGTAACCTAAATTTAACCAGGGGTGATCTATGTCGAGTGTAGTAGAAATAGCTAATAATGCGCTAAACGCGATTGGAGCGACCAATATAACAGCGCTGGATGAGAACTCCAAAGCAGCGCGTGTTATTAGTCAAGTCTATACAAACGTCCGGAATGAAACATTCCGCGCTCATCCCTGGAACTGTTTAATTAAGAGGGCCGATCTTGCGAAAGACACGACCGGCCCTACTTACGGATATAGTAATGCGTATACATTACCGGTAGATCCTTTTTGCTTGCGTGTTCTTGAGTTTAGCAATGGCACGTCAACATATCCTTTTGATAATCTTACAAACAATACCGGCGGCAGCGTCTTTGTGATAGAGGGCCGAAAGCTGCTAACAGACGAAGATACAGCAAAGATTAAGTTTGTAGCGCGATCTGAGGATCCAAACGAGTATGATGCCGGATTAATAGGCACATTATCAGCACGACTTGCCTATTCTATAGCCTATGCGTTGACCGGATCAACAACAGTAGTGCAGCTGCAAAAAGCCTTATATGACGAGCGATTGCGTGAGGCAAGATTTATCGATGCAACAGAGGGAGCGCCACAGCGTATTGAGGCAAGTGATCTTATTGAATCGAGGTTATAATGGCACGATCAGCGCCAGCTATACAATCCTTTACGGCTGGAGAACTTTCTCCCAGGCTAGAGGGTCGAGTAAATATTGACAAATATAGAGAGGGTCTATCGGATCTAACAAACATGGTGTCTATGCCGCATGGCGGTGTTGCGCGGCGACCAGGTACAGAGTTTCTAGGAGAAGTAAAAGCAAGCAGCGTAAAGACGCGGCTAATACCTTTTCAGTTTAAGACAAGCGATACGTATATTCTCGAGTTTGGTGAGCAGATTATGCGTGTGTTTCGTAACGGCCAGCAAGTATTGTCGGCAACCACAAAGACAATCAGTGCCATAACGCAAGCTAATCCAGGTGTTATAACATCAAACTCGCATGGATACAGCAACGGCGATGAGGTATTTATCGACTCTATCGTTGGAATGACAGAGCTAAATACACGTAATTACAAAGTCGCTAACGTCACGACAAACACATTTACGCTAACCGATTTATTCGGTAATGCGATTAACACAACAAGTTTTACAGCATATGCTAGCGCCGGTAACATCAACGAGATATTTGAGGTAGCGACTCCCTATGGGGAGGCTGATTTACCCAGGCTGCGTTTTGCACAGAGCGCTGATTTGATGTATATCGTTCATCCAAGTTATGCGATACGAACTTTAACCAGGACAGCACACACAACATGGACGTTTGCAACACCATCGATTACCGGTTCGCCTAGTCCTAACCTAAATAATTCTAGCGATAACTTTCCAAGCGTCGTTACGTTTTTTGAGCAGCGTCTTGTTTTTGCTAATACGAACAATAACCCACAGACAATATGGTTTTCTAAAACAGCAGATTTTAATAATTTTACAGCTGGTAGCAATGCTGATGATGCGCTGATATATACGATCGCCAGCAACCAGGTAAACGCAATACGATTTATGACAGCGACGCGCGTTCTAACAGTAGGTACGTCCGGCGGTGAATATGTCGTTAGTACGACGAATGATGGCCCTATAACACCGACAACAACACTTATTCGTAAGTACAGTAATTATGGATCAGCTAACGCGGATCCGGTGCAAGTTGCAGACGTTACCTTATTTCTGCAACGCGGCAATAGAAAGGTACGTGAGTTTCGATTTGTAGGCGATGTCGATACCAGCGGCTATACGGCCCCGGATATGACGATATTAGCAGAGCACATTACTGAGGGCGGCATCACAGAGTTTGCCTATCAGCAAGAGCCGGACAGTGTGGTGTGGGCCTTACGATCCGATGGTGTTTTGCTAGGTCTTACATATCGCCGGGAAGAACAAGTTGTTGCCTGGCATAAGCACACAATAGGAGGTGCGTTTAGTACCGGTAATGCCGTGGTCGAAAGCATAGCCACATTGCCAACAGATACCGGTGAAGACGAGTTATACATGATAGTTAAGAGAACTATCAACTCACAAACAAAGCGCTATGTCGAGCGTCTAAAGCTATTTGATTTTGGAACGTCAGCAACGTCAGCTTTTTTTGTTGATAGCGGTCTGACCTATAGCGGCAGCGCTGTAACATCACTAGGGGCATTGCATCACCTGGAGGGCCAAACAGTTAGTATTCTTGGTAATGGTGGGTCGCATGCCGATAAAACAGTTAGCAGCGGTACTATTTCTTTAGATGTATCGGCAACAACAGCAGCGGTAGGATTAGGATACACGTCTAATCTACAGACACTAAGACTAGAAAGCGGATCCGTAGATGGCACAAGTCAAGGAAAGCCTAAACGTATTCATCACATAACGCTGCGTTTATTTAGAACAGTTGGACTAGAGGTTGGTTCGTCCTCGAGCGATGCCGATCGTGTGCCTTTCCGGGATAGCAGCATGGCAATGGATCAAGCGGTTAGTCTATTTACCGGTGATAAGGATATTGAGTTTGCCGGTGGTTTTGAGGAAGACGATCGTATTTTTGTTAAGCAAAGCCAGCCGCTGCCTCTCACTGTCCTGGCATTGTATGCGCGTATGAACACTTTTGATGTATAGGTAAAACATTGGATTTCTTAACAGTATTTAATTTAATATCTGCCGGATCGAATATTCTTGGTGGTATAAACGACAAAAATGCAGCCGATAACGCAGCGGCAGCTGCACAGCAAGCTGCAAACTTCAACGCTAATATTATAGAGCGCGATATTGATTTGTTGGAAAAGCAGCGGCAGTTCGTCAACGCAAACTTTGGTGTAAGTAACGATCGTAAAAAGCAAAGCTTCAAGGCAGTCCAGGGCGAAGTAAAAGCAAACTATGCCTATGGTGGGATCGATATATCTGAGGGTACACCGATCTCTGTTCTAAGAAAAAATGCCAGGGAAATGAAATTCGAACTCGATACTGACAAGTTTAATAACGACGTAACAAACATGCAGATTGATGACGCGCAAGAAAATGCCAGGTTAAATGCACAACTTGCACGTATGGAGGGCGGATCGGCCGCTGCAAGTTTACGCGCGCAAGGCACTGCAAGTCTTATTAAGAGTTTTGGATCTGCGGCACGAACACTAGCATCATAGGTGATAAATGCGAATACCATTATACACCGCGCAATCCAGGGCAACTAGCGAGGCTCCTGGACGATCAATAACTGCGCGTAAAAACGTACAGCTTGCAGCGCAAACAGAGTTAGCAAAAGCTAGTCCTTTCAGTGCGTTTGCTGATGAGGTAGGAGAATACGCAAAAGAGCGCTATAAAACAGTACGAAACAATTTGCTTGCCGAGGCTGATATTGCAGCGGAAGAGGCGTTATTTAAGTTACGAAACGATTTAGAAAAAACACGCGATTACAACAATATACTTGACGGAGATAATCCACGATGGATGTCCGGATCTAATGCTGTAAAAGAAGAGATACGCAAGAAAGTCGGCAAAGATAATTATAGCCAAAACTATTTTAATACACGATTTAGCCAGCTAGAACTAAAGCATAGGTTTCAGCTACGCAACCAGGTCGATCGACAGATACAAATAGCAAGCGGCAATAACTTTAGCACAAAACTTGTCCAGGGCGAGAGGCAGTTAAGTGACTATACGCTTGATGCTTATGATCGTGCCAGGATAACAAGTGATATTAAAATATTTACGAATGGGTATGTTTCACAAACTGGCGCAAGCACAACGAAAGTAAACGAAACAATAAAAGCAATGGAGTTAGGCGCGACACGTAATGCACTAACTAAGTTCATTGCAGACCAGCGCGGATCCGAAATTACAACACTCACGGCTATACGTAACGCTATTCGTGACGGCAGAAAAGGAGAGTTGCTCGATACTAATCCTATGACCGGCGAGGGCGACTCCCTGGCCGCGCGTGGGTTAGAGGGTGGTGAGGAGCTTTACAAAAGACTTACGCAGCTAGACGACGATGATTTAGCAAGTGTTATTAAAACGTCAGCAACAGATATTGCGGCGATATACGGCCCAGGGTTTGAGGAAAAAGCTAAGAAGTCACAGCAAACAAGTTTAAAAACACTGCTTACATCACAAACAGATGATTTGCTATCTCAAATGGAAATGCAAGGCCAAGTGGATAGCCAGGCCGTAAGTAATCTTTTAAGAAGTATGGACGATGTTATTGCAAAAGATCCAAGTGTTTCTGAGTCATTTAAGAATAAAAGAAACGAGCTACAGCTTGTTAGCACAGTTGCGGCAACAGTAAGAACAGCGGATATTGATGATTTAAATCGAGTTATTCAAGATATGGAAGAGGGTACACCGACGTTTGGTGGTGCTGGCCTTGATACTGAAGCGGAACAAGCTGCAAATAAATTTCTTAAAAGTAGACGTAATAAAATGATTACGGCACTTAAAAACGACGCATTGCAGTGGGGGCGAGAAAACGGAGTTATTGAAGAGCCGGTCGAAAATCTATTCGATGAGGAGGGTAATTTTGACCCAAACTTAGTTGCATTAAGGAATGTCAATGCAGTTACTGTTGAGGAGCATTACAATTTATCGGAGCCACAGTATTTAACAAAAAACGAAGTTGATAGTTTTAAGAGAATTATCAAGAAAAAAGATCTTAATCCAAACACAAAGCTTGCTTTTGTAGCAAATTTTCAAAAAGCCTGGGGCGGTGCAGCCGCTGCCGTATTCACACAAATGGGCGAGAAAGACGGACATGACATGGCGGCCCTGGGATCATTAGTAAATGCCGGAAAAAATGACGCGGCCCTTGCAATTATGAAAGGTATGGAAGAGTTTGACGCTGGATTAAAGTTGCCATCAACCGATGGTATGACATCTCCAGAAGAGGTTTTCACTGCTTTTATAACTGATGATGACGGACAGAATATTTTTGGGCGAATGGATCCGAATGATTTGGCCGCAATGTTTACACTGGCAAAGGCCCATTACAAGGGCCGTGGTATTATGGAATATGATGAAGATTTATTTCTAGAGTCGTTGAATACAGTAGTAGGCGCAGAGGGTGATCGAGGGGGCATAAGAGAAGTACGAGGGCAAAAGACATTGTTGCCGCCAGAGATGACACCTGACGAGGTTGAAAATTTCTTGGATAATCTAAGCACAGATATTGTCAACGCGATGAATATGATTGCCGGTGAAAACCCGGACAATCCAGACTTTAAATTATCTGAAGAGCTTATATTCGATATACGAAACAGAAACGATGACTATGTTCTTAAATATTTTAATGCTGATGAATACTACATTATGGATGAGTCTAGGAATGGTATCGTGCGATACCCAAGCGGCGACCCATTTATAATTAATCTTTATAAGATGCAACTAGAGTTTCCAAACGCTTTTACAGAAGAGGTCAAGCGTGGTTTCTTTACCGGCAGAATAAAAGAATGAGCGCGATATTTCAGAAATATAGAAGTCGATCGTATCTTGACTCGTTGACTGGTGTAACAACTCCGCAATCGTCGTTGTCCGAAAATTTCAAGGCGGCTGATATTAGTCAAAGAGCGACCGGTAATAGCAACTCTCGAGCAGTTATGCTGCAAGATGCCTGGCAGCCGTTTTTAGATGAAATACAGAACAAGACTGGCGAAGAGTTTTTTAATCCAGCTAGGCATCTAAACAAAGGCATATTTAGTGGTGGTGCAACACGCGGCACAAACACATTTAAATATCAGCATGATGTAAAAAAAATATTAGATTTTGCAAAAAATAATACAGAAACTTTAGGTGTAGAGTTTGAGCAGTTAAGTCACGATTTTATTATGGATCGCGCTATTAAGATGGCGCAAGATAGGGCAGAAGAAAATAACGAAATCGCAGCGCGATCTACTGATTGGAAAAAATATCTAGGGCAATTTGCTGGTGCAGCGTATGGATCCTTTGATGATCCAATAATACAATCGACAATAGGAACCGGCGCAATCATGCCTGGTATTAAAACGCTGTTAGGTTTGATGTTTCGTGAGGCAGTGATAGGCGGTACAAGTGAAGCCTTAATACAAACCGAGGTAGCGGATTGGTATAAGACACTTGATTTGCCTTATACCTGGGAGGACTTTGTTATTAACGTAAGTTCTGCGGCAGCGTTATCTGCTGCATTTCCTTTAGTTTTTAAGGTTGGTGGTGACACAGTAAAGCTAACAGCTAGCCAGGCAAAAAAAGGCTATGAGGCTATAAAAAGCGCTCATCAGTCTGTCGGTCAAAGAGTTAGTCAAACGGCCGATACAGCGGCAGATATGGTCGATGAGATCGAAAATACGTTTGCAAACAAGCCTATCAATGATGTTGATGAGCATTTGAATAGGATGGATGTTGTTGACGAAGCCGTAAATGAGGGTGTGTTACCTGGTATAGATGACCAGCCGGCAAGCGGTGTAACAAAAGCTGAGATACAAAAACAAGCAAATCCTGGCCAGGGTGCAGCAAATTTAGACGAATTAAACAAAGAAATTACACAAATAGAAGAGGCAAGAGATCTATTTCAACAACAATTTAAAGAAGAAGAAGAGGCGATCTTATTAGAGTTAGATAAGTTAAAAAAAACTAGAGAGCTTACCAACGATGATTTTGCTGCTGCTTACGAAAAAATGGACGCGCTTGAGTCTAAGAAAAACTTAGATGATGCAAAACAAATACTAACAGTTCTTAACGAACAAAAAAAAGATTTAGAAACACAGTTAGAGGCACAACCCAAAGTAAAGCCGAGAGCAACAATAAATGATGTTGTATCCAGGTTTGAGGTAGATGAACTTAACGTGGATGCAAAAGCGTTTCAGTTTAAAGAGGGCGGCGATGAGTTTGGTGTAACAGAAAGGTTAAAAGACGTTAAAAAGTGGGATCCGGTTAAAGCTGGCACTGTGGTCGTATACGAGCAAGCTGATGGTAAGTTCTTTATAGCAGATGGACACCAGCGATTAGGATTAGCAAAACGCATAAAAAGCCAGGATCCTAGCCAGGATGTATTTCTTCTTGGATCTGTCTTGCGTGAAAAAGACGGCATATCGAGAGAGCAAGCAATGGTCGTTGCTGCTATGAAAAATATTGCCGAGGGAACCGGTACTGTACTTGATGCTGTAAAGGTTTTACGTGGCGATAAAAAACTGTTTGGTGAGTTGCCGCCGCGATCTGCCCTGGTACGCATGGCACGTAACATAGTCAACATCGAGGACGACGAGGCTTTTGGATTATTCAAGAATGGTCTTGTTTCACCACAACAAGCTAGCGTAGTGGGCCGAATGATCCCGGATGATGCCACAATGCAGCGCGCTGCAATGAATGTTATTGCCAAAGTAAAGCCGGAAAACGATGTTCAGACAGAGGCTGTTACCAGGCAAGTTATGGATAGCGGTACAGAAAAGGTCAACCAGGAGAGTTTGTTTGGCGACAAGATAGAAGAAGAAAGCTTATATTTTGAAAGAGCAAAGGTTCTTGATAACGCAATAAAAATATTGCAGCGTGATAAAAGCGCATTTAATACTATAGTACGTAACCAAACAAAGTTTGAGTCAGCTGGCAATAAGCTGGTAAGGAGCGCGAATGAGCAAAAAATCCAGAAAGATGCAGAGGCAATCGACCTCATCCAAACGCTCGCAAACAGAAGAGGACAACTCAGCGACGACCTCACAGCTGCCGCCAGAGCCGCCAAAAGAGATGGAAAATATGCAGCGGCTACAGACAGCTTTGTCGAGTCTGTCCGAGGAGCAGTTGGTCGAGGCGATTTCTTTGGGGAAATCCCTAGCAATCCAGGACGCGCTATCGATGCTCCGCCGCAGAACGGCGAAGTACCAGCAAGCGCAGTTGAGCAAAACCTAGAAACATTTGACGTTGCAGCCGGCCCAGGATCCAATCAGCAAATGGATCAGCTTGCAGCGGATATGTTCCAGGAGCCACCGCCTAAAACACCGCGCGAGGCTTTCCAATCTGACGATGAATTACGAAATGATCTTGGTCGGATATTAGAAGAGGGCGCAGACGAGGCTACAATAGACGCGCATCCAGCTGTAACAAAAGCGATGGAAGAGGCAAGCCGTATTCCAGAAACCAGCGATCCTAAAGTAAATCCGACCTATGGAACAGAGTCTTGGGAAACATCAAGGGTATTTAATACAACATCTCTTAAAAAAATGGGTGTTGACGTTGGAGAACAAATACAAGGTTATGCTGATGCAATAGCTGCTTTGTATCGTGGCGCAAGAAATATGGCTTGGAAAGACGATGGTTTAGATCTTCCACAAGGTCAGTATATAAATCAAAATAAACGTGCTGCTATTGTATTAGGGCCACCAGCTGCCGGCAAATCAACGCTAGCAAATCCCATAGCACGTAAGATGAACGCAGCTATTATTGATAGTGACGAGGCAAAAAAATTATTACCGGAGTATGAGGGCGGTATAGGAGCAAACGCAGTACATGAAGAAAGCAGCGATATTGCAGAGCGAGTGCTTAATCTTGCGTTAGAGTTTGGTGATAATGTCGTAATACCAAAAGTCGGCGGCAGTCCTGGATCAATAGAAGAGCTTATAAAAAAGCTCAAAGAAAAGGGATATTCTGTTGATTTAGTTGATATGTCTGTTACTTATAATAATGCACGTAGTAGAATGTTTATGCGGTTTGTTAAAACCGGGCGACTTATCAATCCAGACTATGTTCGCAAAGTTGGTGATAATCCTAGTAAAACATACGACACGCTAAAACAACAAGGGAAAGCTGATGGCTACACAAGAATCGACAACAACGGCCAAATCGACGACGGCAAAGTCCTCATCGAAGACACAAGAGAAGTCATCAAAGGCACTGATATTCGACTACGACGCGGCGGAGGAACGAGGGATCCAGAGAGCGAACTCACCGAGAGCCAAACAGCAAGTCTTAGAGATAGCGAAGAAGTTACAGACCAGCAGCTAGATTATGAAGTTCCGGTCGACTCTGTGACGGATGCTGCCGGCAATATCACAGTTGTCAATCAAACAATGCGACAGATAAAAGATGAAATCGATTATGAAGAAAAGATGATCGAGCGGATGGGGTATTGCGTAAAATGAGTACGTTTCAAAACTGCATAAATGATGGTGTTCGAGAGGGATTGATTAGGGAAGAAGATGCAAACGAAATCAATACAATGTTTGACCAGCTTGCCGGGGAGTATCGCGGAAATATGGCAAATGCTCCAGCGGATGCTCGAGCCGCAGCCGACACTCTAGCAACTATCCGGCGACAGAAATACGAAACACGCAGAAAAAAACTACTGCAAGCACGTAAATGGCAAGAGATCGAGCAGATCCTGGACACACATAAAACACCATTTGGCCGCCAAGATCCAGCGGATGCAGCAGTAAATCTTCTTGGTCATGTACGCGATCAAAAGTTTTCGTCTGTAGAAAGCAGAGCAGACGCAATAAAAAGCATAGCCTTTAAAAGAATGGACGAAATACTTGCCTCGTTCAAAAGAAATATATTTGGAGAAACGCAGCAAAAAGCAAAACAAAAAAACATGGTGCGTGAGTTGTTTGGTGAAAACACCGGAGATACGGCAGCTAGAGAAATGGCGGATGCCTGGACACAAACAACAGATATGCTGCGTAAAAGGTTCAATGCAGCTGGTGGCGCAATACCTAAATTACGTAATTGGGGTATGCCACAAGTACATGATGCTGTTCGGATCCGAAAGAAACCGCGTGATGAGTGGGTAGATTTTACGATCGCAAAGCTGGATATTGAGGGAATGATTGACGAGCAAACTGGTTTAGCTTTTTCTGAAGTAAGACTAAAAGAAGTATTAAAAGAAGTATACGCAACAATCACACAAAATGGGTTAAATAAAGTACAGCCTGGCGGTGTAATGCAAGGCCGGTCGATGGCTAATCGGCGACAAGATCATAGATTTTTAAAGTTTAAAAACGGCGATAGCTGGCTTGAGTACCAACAAGAGTTTGGCAACGTCAATGCTTTCGATACAATGATTACGCATATTACGTCGTTATCGCGCGATATTGCTATGATGGAAGTGCTAGGCCCAAATCCATTGACAACAATAAATGCAATTAAAACAGCGTTAGATAAGCGCGTCATGGAAACTGGTGTCGGAGATGCAAGAGCAAACAAAGCTAAAGCAAAAATGGACACACTGTACCGGGCGCACATGGGAACTCTTAATGCCCCTATAAATGGATTTATTGCAAACGGATTTGCTGGATTACGGAATATTCTTACAGCTGCACAGTTAGGAGCAACATTTTTTACAGCGATTACAGATCTTAATAGCCAATCGCTTGCACGAAAATTCAATGGCTTGCCCCAAGTAAACACTCTAAACCAGGTCATAAAGTTTATGAGTCCGATGAAAGCAAAGGACAGAGGTAAACTGGCAACGCGATTAGGATTGATTGCAGATCATTGGACAACGATTGCCTCGGCACAAATGCGCTATATAGGCGAGATTAGTGGGCCGGAGATAACACGACGTATAAGCGACCTGGTAATGCGCGGATCTTTATTATCGCCCTGGACACAAGCTGGTCGATGGGCCTTTGGTCAACAGTTTCTAGGTACACTGGCTGATAACGTCAATAAACCTTTTGCACAGTTAGATAAGGGTGTACGCGGTGCATTAGAGCGGTATGGATTTAGTCCAGCAGATTGGGAAGTTATACGACAGACAGAATTGCTTGAGTATGAGGGAGCAACATTCTTTGACGTACAAAAACTGATTGAGCGTACTGATATTGATGCTGGAGAGGCGGAGCGACTAGGCACAAGAATATTGGAAATGATTAACACGGAAACTGAATTTGCTGTTCCTACTGGATCGCTGCGTTCTCGGGGAGTGTTGTTAGGCAATACGCAGCCAGGCGAAATAGGCGGTGAGATATTACGATCTTTTGCTATGTATAAAAACTTCGGTGTAACGATTATGAACACACATATCTTTCGTGGTGTTGCAGAGTTAAAGAACAATAAAAAAGCTGGATACCTAGCACAGTTTATTATTGCCGGCACTGTGTTGGCAGCCTTTGGTATACAAATGAAAGAACTAGCAAAAGGCCGGGATCCTCGACCAATGGACGATCCTAAGTTTTGGGGCCATGCTCTTATGGCATCTGGTGGGTTTGGATTATATGGCGACTTTCTATTCTCTAACGTCAATCGGTTTGGCCAGGGATTAGCGACAGCGATTGCTGGGCCGGTAGTAGGTTTTGCTAATGATCTTAATAATTTAACTGTCGGAAACGTGTTGCAGCTGGCCCAGGGCGAAGATACAAACTTTGCAGCGGAGGCCGTAAATTTTACAAAGCGATACATACCTGGTGCATCACTATGGTATGGCCGGTTAGCTATGGAGCGATTAGTTTGGGATCAGCTATCAACAATGACAGATCCTAAGATAAAAGCAAAACGGCGGCGCTTAGAAAAACGTCAGAAAAAGTTATATGGAAATTCCTATTGGTGGAGGCCAGGAAGAACGGAGCCACGACGCGGCCCAAGATTTGACAATCTAACGAGGTAAATACATGACAATCAGTACAACGACGATCTCGAAGAGTTATTCGGGAAACGGATCGACTCACTCTTTTGCATATGATTTCAAGATTTTTGCAGACGCGGATCTTACAGTTATTATTAGATCCTCTACCGGTGTTGAAACAGTAAAGACACTTAACACGCATTACATTGTAACTGGTGCTGGAGTATCAAGCGGCGGCACTATTTTATTTAAATTTAACACTGGCAATGCGTCGGACGCTCATCACTCGACAAGTGACTTTAGGCCAGCCTCCGGGGAAACAGTTGTTATACGATCAGAACTAGCAAACACACAGACAATGGATCTAGTGGCTAACGATCCGTTTCCGGCAGAAACCCTGGAAAACAACATGGACAAGCTTGTCCGTATGGTGCAGCAGCATGACGAAGAATTAGGCCGGTCACTCAAGCTATCGCGTACAAATACAATGACCTCGACCGAGTTTACAACGTCAGCAACGGATCGAGCGAGTAAATTAATAGCTTTTGATACAACCGGTGAATTAAGCATCGCACAAGAAATAGGTGAGTTCCAGGGGAATTGGGCGGCAAGCACTGCCTATGTTCAGCGTGATATTGTCAAAGATACGAGCACAAACAATATATTTATAGTCAACGCAGCGCATACCAGTTCCGGTTCACAACCTCTTACAACTAATGCGAACAGCGCTAAGTATGATCTCTTAGTAGATGCGGCAAGTGCCACAACAGCGCAAACAGCGGCGGCCAGTAGTGCAACGGCAGCGGCAAGCAGCGCAACGGCAGCGGCCTCGAGTGCATCGACAGCATCCGGCCACAAGGATACGGCGACGACAAAAGCGTCTGAAGCAGCGTCATCGGCAACGGCAGCAGCTGCGAGTGCAGCAGCAGCAGCGACTAGCGCGGATAACTTTGATGATACATATTATGGCGCAAAGTCAAGTGAGCCATCGACCGATAACGATGGGGATGCGATTTCTACTGGTGATTTGTTTTTCGATACAACTGCCAACGCACTGAAAGTCTATACTGGATCAGCCTGGCAGATAACGACCCAAGCATCGCTAACTGCTATAGCTAGTGATACGTCACCGCAGCTTGGTGGTGATCTCGATGTTGTAACGCATGCTCTTGTATCAACAAGCAATCGTAATATTGCGCTGACACCAAACGGCACTGGAGTTGTGCAAATTGACGGAACAACTGGTGTAGATATTTCGCAAGGTGCTATATCTATCAAGAATGGCGGTGTGCAATCTTATGTACGTTTTTATTGCGAAAGTTCTAATGCACACTACGCACAGCTGACTGCGCCAGCACACGCAGATTTTTCGGGCAACATATCAATAGTTCTGCCAGCAACTGCTGGAACTATAGCACTGACATCACAACTACCAACATCGGGCATATCCAGTGGTAACGTCGCAACATTTACGTCGGGTGTCGCTGACGATGATTTTTTAAGAGTAAATGGTACATCGATTGAGGGTAGGAGTGCATCAGAAGTAGCGAGCGATATTGGTGCAGCAACAACAGACGAAGCAACCGCATTAGCACTGGCACTTTCGTAGTAAAGGAGAAAATACATGCCAAACACATTTAAATCGGTAAGTCACGATGTCATGCCAGCTAGTGCTGGAACACCAGAGGACTTATACACAACACCAGCAAGTACGACTACAGTAGTCATCGGATTGATGGTTGCTAACGTACATACGGCACAAGTAACATTTAGTGTAAAAAAGGTTTCAATTACATCAGGGGGCGGTCGATCAGCTACAAACACAACGACGTTTTTGCAGAAAGATGTGCCGATTGCTGTAGGTGAGAGCAAACAATGCTTGGTCGGTGGCAAACAAGTTCTAGAAACTGGTGATAAAATCCAAGTCGATGCATCGGTCAGCGATAAGGTGAGCGTCACAATGAGCATCATGGAGATTACCTAATGTCAGAATATAGCATAGGAAAACAAGGTGATGGCACTAGCTATGAGCCAGTTATTCGCCAAGTAGAAAACACAATAAATAATTCATTAACAGTAGACGCAAGTAACAACGCTGTATCTCCAGGGCCAATCACCATAGCATCTGGGGTTACTGTTACTGTGTCTGGAACGTGGGTGATAGTCTAATGAGCAAGATAGAAGTAGATGAAATAGTCAATCAAACTGGCGATAATGATAGTGGGATTGATTTAACAACTAATGACCAGATTGGATTTAAGATAGCAAACGCTAGTAAGTGGACTCTTAATTCTTCTGGTAACTTATTTCCAGCATCAACCTCACAAGGCATAGTTTTTGGTGCAACTTCTGATACAGCATCAAATCGACTTGATGACTATGAAGAGGGAACATGGACTCCCGGTCTTACCCTTGGTGGCACTGCGTGTACTGTAACTACTGAGGGTAATTATACCAAAGTTGGAAGAATGGTTACTGTTAATATGTATATTGCAGTTACAAATACTAATAGTGGGAGTGGTACTGCCCATGTAACTAGCTTTCCTTTTGCTGTTGCAGATGGGTTTTCAAACACCTCTGTTGAAGCGAGTGGGTCTGTTTCACTGTGGGATAGTTGGGGAACAGCCATGAGTTTTGTAAGTATTTTTGCTCAGACAAGTCAGCAAGGGGAGCTTCAAGGTATTTCAAGTTCAACTTCATCATCAACTAACCCAGTAACACACACACACATAGATAGTTCATGTGAATTTAGAGCTTCAGTAACATATTTTACGACATAGGTAGGAGATAAAAATGGCAATTACAAAAGAAATAGTACAGGACAAAATAGAAGTTGTTTCAATAGCAGACTTCAAAATGATACAAGTGCGAACAGCAACAGTAATAAAAGAAGACGGTAAAGAAATATCAAGAAGTTATCATCGCCATGTTGTAGCACCAAATAGTGACAGTACAAATGAAAGTGCAGATGTCAAAGCAATGGTAGCACAATTTCACACAGATGCAGTAAAGAAAGCATACGCTGACCATTTAGCAAAACAGGTAAAGTAATATGACCTCAACATTAAAAACCGATAAAATTGAAGGAGTGACCGCAAGCGGTACTGTTCAGATGCCAGCTGGTCATGTGGTGCAAGTTGTTAAAAGTGGAAGTTTTACATCAGACCATATTTATAGTTCAAGCACATCTTTTGCTTCTATGGGTTCTGATTTTGCCCTTGCAATAACACCTAAATTTAATAACTCAGTAATACTTATTCACGCTATGCTAAATCCTTACACTAATAGCAATAATGAGGGAGGCTATTATAATATTTCAAAAGATGGTGGAAGTAACTTTATTGCTGCACATGCCACCAACGGATTTGGAAATGTGCCATCAAGTCCTAGTACATCACAAGGGCATTATAGTCACTTTAATATTAATACTTCTGACACAGTATCAAGTACATCAACAATAACGTATCAAATATACTATAGGTCAAGTTCTAGTAGTTACAATTTTTATGGCAATCACAATAATAGGTCAAATCATATTACACTAATGGAGATAGCCCAATGAGTACACTCAAAGTCGATACAATTCAGGGCAAGACAACGGCTGGAACTGTGGCTATGCCAGCTGGTCATGTCGTGCAATTTTTAACCAGTGAAGACCATAACGGAACAACAGTTACACAAAATCAAGCTACAGGGTTTGTAGATGTAACAGGATTTTCGCAAGCAATAACACCAAAGTTTTCAACATCTAAAATATTCGTACACCTCAAATTTAACGCATCAAATATTACAGCGGGTTTAGGAATGGATGCAAGATTGATGCGTGATAGTACTGAAGTAAAACACCTTACAAATTGGGCGCATCGAGCAAGTGAAGATGGAAATATTAGTGGTACAGGAAATATTGAAACTCATGTTATTGAGTTTGTTGATACTCCTTCATCTACTTCGGCTATTACATACAAAATACAACTTGCACTTAGGTCATCAAACGCGGGTACTTTTACAGTCAATGACAGTGGAAATTCAACGTCTGGAAAAGCTGTTGGGGGTACTATGTATACACTGATAGAGATAGCACAATAGGAGAAAACAATGACAACAATATCGACAGCATTAACAAGTTTAGGAGTAACAGAGTGGGTACTCAGAGGAGAGCCTACAAGTGAAGCAGAGTTCAACGCTATGTTTCGAAAAGTTACTGGAGCTGACAGTAATAATTCTGCTATTGAAAGCTCAGACCCAAAGGACTTTGGTACTACATGGAAAGCTGTATCTGATAAAAAGACAGAGCTTGTTAATGCAGAGCCAATGCGATTGCTGAGAGTTGAACGAGATAGATTGCTCGCTGAAACCGATTGGATGGGTAACAGCGATGTTACTATGTCATCTGCCTGGAAAACCTACAGAAAAAATCTAAGAGATTTGCCAGCAAGTGCGAAACCAAAGCTATCAGCCGATGGGTCGCTTGATATGTCCTCTGTTACCTGGCCTACAAAGCCAAGCTAAAATGACAAAAGCATTAGAGCGAATAGTTAAGCTTGAAACTGAAAATCATATTCAGTTTAAAGAAATCTTTTACAGATTAAAACGGCTGGAGATGGTGCTGGTCGGTGGCATGGGTGCTGTTATGACAATGCTCATTACAGTTTTATTTCAAATACATTAAATTAACCGGGGGAGCTATGCTTGGGTTTGGGGTCGGCGAGGCAATCGCTGCGGCTAGCGCTATTAAAGCTGCCGTGGATGCTATCAAGTCGGGAATTAATACAGCTAAAGATGTAAGAGATATCGCCGGTCAAATAGATCAGCTGTTAGATGGCAAGGCGCGTTTAGACAGAGCAAAAAACAAACGTGTTGCTCCTGGTCAGTTTTCTCTTTCAAGTATTGCTACACAAACAATAGATGCAAAGCTAGCTGAAGAATCGCTCCAAGAGGTAAAGACTCTTGTTGACCTCAGATTTGGACATGGAGTTTTTCAAGGCATATTAGATGAACGAAAGAAACGCATCAAAGAATATAATGAGGCGGAGCGTAAACGACTAGCAGCAAAAGCAAAGCGTCGCAAAGAATTAATAAATGATCTTAAAATTTTTGCTTACATTATCGGCGGCAGCATTGTCGTTGTTGTGGCTATCATTATCTATATCACCTATTCAAACTAAGGGAGCGCACGATGATCGCATATCTTATGACCTGGTTAAAAGGGTTCGGAAAACCGCAGCCGGTAGAAGTCTTGACGAATACTACTGCGTCTACATCAACCAAGAAGAGGGGCAGACCAAAGCTATCCAAGTCGGCAGCTGGCAAGATTGTCCAGCGCAAGAAAAGTAAATGACTCCGGAAAACCTTGATCGCTGGAAGATTATTCCCAGGTTAATGATGATTATAATGACCGGAGTGTATATCCGCTGCATCGAGTGGGCGCTTAGTCAGCCAGATCTAACCACACAACAAGCAAGTCTTATATCAGTTGTAACCGGGGCCATGACCGGATCGCTGGCGGTGTTTCTCAACCAAGAGTCAAGGAGCAAAGATGAGTAAAAAACTTTATGACAAGCTGACCAAGCGACAGCAAAAAACAATGCAGCGTCACTCTAAACATCATACTAAAAAGCATATGCAATCTATGACGAAAAGCATGGCAGTTGATAAATTAACATTCGGCCAGGCACACAAGGCAGCAATGAAAAAGGTAGGGGCATGATAGGCAGCATTGTCACCGCCGTGTCCGGCCTAGCATCTAGCTGGATCGAGGGCAAGACGGCGATACAAAAAGCAAACGCACAGATCAAAATGAAAGAGGCAACCGGCGAGATCGATTGGGATCTTGCAGCAATGCGCGCCTCACAAAGCAGCTGGAAAGACGAATGGCTGACTCTGCTCTTCAGCATTCCTCTGGTGCTAAGCTTTTGTGGGTCGTGGGGCAGACAAATTGTTAAGGATGGGTTCCTGGCACTAAGCGAAATGCCGGAGTGGTATCAGCTGACAATCGGTGTAATTGTTAGCGCCAGCTTTGCTACCAGATCTGCGTCTAAATTTATGAACATGAGGAAAAAGAAATGAAAAAGAATTTTGAAAGCTGCATGTTGATGCTGCTCGAGAACGAGGGCGGATACCAGGACGACGATCGGGATCCAGGCAATCACGGCGATGGGTACGGCAATCCAGGATCAACTAACTGGGGAGTGACAGCGAAAGTTTACGCACAGTTTACCGGTCAACCAGCTACTAGAGAGATTATGAAATCGCTCAATAAAGAGGACGTGTACCCGGTCTACAAAGAGTTGTATTGGGATCGCATAAAGGGTGACGATCTACCAAGTGGAGTCGATTGGACGACGTTTGATTTTTGTGTCAACAGCGGTGTGTCCAGGGCAGCAAAAGCGCTGCAAGGAATTGTATCTGCAACCAAAGATGGAGCGATTGGGCCTAAGACAGTGGCAGCTGTAGAGCAGAAAGATTCTAAACAAATCATCGATGAGATGCACGATCTGCGGCAAGATTTCCTGGAGGGTTTATCGACGTTCAAACACTATGGTCGAGGCTGGACAACCAGGAACGCACACGTCAAAGACACTGCCCTCGATATGGTGTAGTGTTATCCAAATGTTATCCAAAATAGATGATAACAAATGATAATATATGATAATTGGAATCACTTTTATTATCATTAATTATCATTAAATATCATATATTATCACCAAATATCGCTTGGCGAGAATTTTCAAGTCCTATCACCCGCACCAAAACTTTCCATATATTACAATAACTTAGCTATTTGTTAGCCAATTGTTATCCAAATGTTATCCAAACATTACTTTACAATCTTGATTCATTGAGTCATTATCAATGCAATTACAATCAAGTTTCCTAAAAGAATGTGGAGGTTCAATATGGAAAAAGTTATTGAGAGCAGCGGTGAGAAATCGCAACAACTAAAGCAGCTGTACGATCTGACAACAAATACAACAAGCATGATCGTGCATACAAACAAGAATCAAAAAATAGTATTGTCACAAGCGCAGCTTGAATTGATCCGGCGCGGTATCAATCAGTGTGTCGATACTGACCCCTCTATATATTTATAGGGGGGTGCAATGTTAAATACAGAGCTAGTAAATAATCTTGTTCGCCAGTACGATTACAAGGCATCACGAAGTAAAAGACCCTGGTGCGTTGACGGCAGAAAACACAATCACAAAAGAAAATTTTTCTACACAAAACAAGAGGCTATTAAATACGCTGAAGAGATTGCAAGCAATCTTAGATTGTATTCGTCCGGCCGCGCAGAAAAAAAAGTCAGAAACATTTTTGAGTGTGAGAAATGCAAGACGACCGGTGAGATTTGTTGCTACAAAAAATCTAGGATTGACGACGTGGCAAACGGAACTATCAGAGAGCATAGTTTCGAAAACTCGATGCGCGATATAAACTTTCTTCTCAACATCAAAATAAATAATCAAACTGTTGGCGATAAAACTGCGGCAGAATTTTTTGGAGATCCGACTACTGTATTCACAATCATAACTCCGGCAACTACAAAAAATCGAGTGCATAAAACTGTAAAAAATTATTGGGCCAGCTACACTGATTTCGGATCGTACTGCGTTAAGACTGGATATGCCGATCACAATATGTTCCGGGAAACCCGGCCGAAAAATGGCGGAAAAAAATCTGCCAGGAAAGATAAGATCGACAGAGTGCAACGCGATGTTGTCGAGCGGATCCTTGAGCAGCTGCCGACCGGCAATAGCAATCAGCTGCATGGTTATACAAAATGTAACTGGCGACTTGCTGCTTTCTTTGCAGCACAAACCGGATTGCGCCAGGGAGAACAGAGAGCACTGACCTGGAGCGACGTTGATTTTGATTTGCGATCCGTCGCGGTCAACAAAGGTATCGATAGATATAGAAATGTTGCGGAACCAAAAACAGTAAAGTCAACCAGGCGATTGCGGTTTCCGCCGGTAGTTGTAAAGGCGCTGCAAGAGGAATACATGCGCCAGGGCAAGCCGCCGAAAGAGGATCTTATTTGGCAAGACACACGCGGTCTAACAATACATCCCTCGATGTTCATCAAGAAGCTGGCCAAAGCAGCCGCTGCAGCCGGTGTTGCTCGTATTACCTGGCACGAACTAAGGCATTACTATGCCTCCGCTCAGCTGGCCTTAAAAGGCGGCACAAAGGATGGGATCTGGAAAGTGTCGAACAACCTGGGCCACAGCAACACTGTCACCACAACAAAAACATACGGCCATTGGCTAGAGGATTACGCAGAGGATCCGGAAGAAACTGCAAGAGAAGATCAAGCAGCGCTGCGTTACTAAAAAAAAAGGCCGCAAGCGCGGCCTAGTTTGCTATGTGGTTTTTGTTAGAAAGCTGTTGGATCTTTGAAAGCCTCCCACATGGTGTAAACATCATCACCAGCTAATCCCTCGTCGTTCATGATCTCGCAAACCTGGTCGATCTCTTTCTCGGTTGCGAAACACAACTCCCACATTTCATTCTTAGCAAACTCTACAAACTGTTCGATTGTGTATTTCATTTAAGATCCTTTCTTTTTGTTGAAACTTAGGTTGTCGTAAATGCAGCTGCAAATGTGTTCGTTGGCAATCTTGATGTCTGCGTGTGCAGCAGCTGGAAACAAATCTGGTTCTCGTTTTGCCAGGGTGATAAGACCTAGCACATGGGGATCATGTCCGGTCTTGTCCTTGATAACTTTTCGCATCATCTTGAGTGAGGCTGGTATCCCAGCCTCAAGTTTTTTTATGAATTTTTTATCGTACAATTAAGCAACTCCTTTCTGTCTTTTTGCTAGTTGTGACAAGCTGATCTGGCCATGCTCTGAGTAGTCGTCCTTGTACTCCCAGGAAACTTTTGCGCTAGCTGCAAGTCGTGATGCGGCAGTGTCCTGGATAGTGTCGAGTAACTTTTCTGCTGCGGATCCTACGTACTCTGGGTGCTCACAAGATTGGTATCGTAAACACTTGGCCATGTTGTATGCGTCAGCGTGGCTGATCTTGACAGCGTGTCGTATATTTCGCATGTACTTCCAAACATCGCCGCAGAGATAAACGTCTTGTGCTACATCCTCTTGTGCGTATCTAAACTTGACACTATCTGTATTAGCAGTGGCCAGGTGCAGCACTAAATCTTTGGGATCGAGAAAGATATCTTTGCCCCGGTGGTTGATAGAGTTAAGACCCGGTGTTTTGTTTTGTAAGTACCACAAGACCAGCTGGCCTATGTGAGATGGATTAACAACGTATGCACTCATGCAGTGTCCTTTCTGTTTGTTTTTGGGGAATGTTTTCGAATCACTTGATCCATTTACTCATTATTATTGACACAGTGCGTCAATCATTGCAAGTAAAAAGTAACAGAAAGTGTTACACAGTATATTTTATTAGTTAATCTTAGCGCCTAATCGCTCGAGGACATGGCTAGCAATATAGCTGGTGCGGCCGCTTTTGTGGATCTCGTAGTCACCATGCGCCAGGATCCGCCGGAGTCGCTGATAACTAGCTGCCTCTGATAATCCTGGAAACAGCAGCTTGCCAGCCTCTGATAGCGTATACAATCCCTTAGAATTGTGGGCGGTCAGTTTCACTACTGTCATCATCATCACCGAAGTTAGGTCTAGAATAGTTTTGTCGTAGATCTTGCGGAATATCCAGGAAGAGTAGGGGCCGCTCGAGCACCGGCCATACTCCGCCGGGTTCTCCTTTTTCTTTTATGCTTAGTCCTAGCTGCAACTGTCCATTGCCGTATTTCATTGCCAGGTCAAGCAGTGTTTGATAAGCCTCCTGGATAGCAGCGCGTTGCTCGTTCGTCTGCGGCAGCTGCCGGCCATCTTCACCTTTACCGGTACGAAACTGCAACCAGCCAGCACATTGATAGTCGTGATCTTTTTTCAATCCGCCGCCTAATCTAAATTGATTGTTTCCAAAGTGCGGCTTTGATCCGCCCATCTTAATTTTTTCCATGTTATTTCCTTAACTTGTTTTCCATTTCATCATATTTATCCTCAATAATTTGCGCCATTGCTGGGGCCTCTGCTTTTAAGCGTTTATAGTTTGCTTGCTCTTTTGCAAAAATTGCGTTCATCTGCCCGATAGATTTTGAAAACTTAAAGTCTGCGACCATGCGATCTACGAACTTTTGAAATATATCGTCGTTTTTGCCAGGAGTTTTTTCTGCCTCAACTTCTTCCGGAAAGCTATCGCTTGCTTGCTGCAAATCTTCCATAGCCTCTTGTTCTTGTTCTTCCCTGGCTTGCTCGATGGCCTCGTTCATATCCATCGTTGCATCTTTTAACGCAGCAACCTCGATCTCGAAGTCGCTGGCAAACTCTCCGCCATGCAATCCCAGGTTAGCTAACGCGCGGCCGATAGCTGACGTTTCGCCATTCTCGACAGCTGACGTTTTATTTACGTTGCTGCTGCCGCGTATCTCTTCTGCTATCCCGGTGGATATTGGCCGGTCTGATCCTGGTGCAAATACTTCAGCAATAACGATTACGCGCTTGCCGTCGTCAACTGTTACCCTGGTATTTATAGAGTAGTCCGGAAAGTATTTTCTAAATACCTCTACACGCACTGCTACTGTTGTATACTTTTTATTACCTCGCGTAACCACACCACTTTCGTTAAGTTTTCCAATCTCTTGCATCGCTGCTTGCAGCTGATCTTTCATCTAAATACTCTCCTTGCTAGTTCTTTAAGTTCGGGTTGCAGCGTCCAGGCAAATCCGTCGTGCCATTCCGGGTCGATCATGCTGAACAAATCTTCCTGGTTGTCTGCTTTTTTAAGTAGCTGCTCTGTTACCTGGTGATGCCGGGCAATCTCTTTTACTATCCTGGCTAAGTTCTCGTCGCTTAACTCCGGTGAATTGTCCTGGTCAAATACTTTAAAATCTTTGTAGTTTGCGTAGACCAGGAACGGCGGCTGCTGACCATTCAAGGCCCAAAAGCCGGCGACCTGGTACACAGCTTTCTGCTCGAATGGCCCGGATAAATTATTAGGTAGATATGATTTGCGTTTTACGCTGCTCCATTTTGTTTTAAGATCGCCGCGTCGAGCGTAGTCCGGCCGAGTGTTGTGCGGCAGTTCGCATCCTGGCAGCTTGTCCTGGAGAATAATCTCACCGACATATCGGTTCTCCCTGGACATGGCTTGTTTCAATCCCTCGAGCGCATGGTTGATGACCAGCGGAATCTCCTCTTTGTAAAGCTCGACCTCCATTTCGTCGCTATTTCCAAGAAAATCGCTGATAAAATGCCTATTCTCGAAAATTAGGCCCTCAGATTTGGCCCAGGAGTGCGCTTCATCAAGTTTCATGGGTTCTGCATCATCGATATTTAGCACGCTATCAACAGCTTTTTGTGTTGACGTACCGGCGACCATCCGTGGTGATGCTGCACGATTGGGATCTAATTGCCTAGCACGATCCGGATCCTCTTTCCAAAGCTTATCAAGCATGGGCCGGACGATAACTTTGTCGAACAGCTTGCGTCCTCGAGGCTGCGACATAGGATTGCTATGGTGATGGTAGTCAAAGCGCAAAGCATAGTCGGGTGTAAGTTCGGGCAGCGGCATGTTATCTCTCTAAGTTGGTACGCGCCGCTTGAAGGATTAACACGGCGCGTCTAACAGTGATAACAAATATTGTTACTATGCGTCAATAACTAAAATCAATAATATTGCAGATTGCATCAATTATCTTTTAGAATTTCAAAACCTTCCGCTGCCGGATCATAAAGCATAAAGCGAACCGGTGTGGCCCATTGTAAGGAACAATTAGGCATAAAGTCGGTTTCAGAGGTAGGATATTGCACTTTCTTTTTACTGTCTTTAGATTGCATGGCCTCGACCATGTTGATTAAACGACGTACTGTATGCGTTTTAAAATCGCTGTTTTCAAAAGGGTATCCACACACGGCAACATTTTTTCCACTGTTGCAGCAGTTTTTAACCATGCAGATACTAATTTGACCGACAGATTGATCGTGAACATAGCGCTTGTCTATGGGCCGGCGATCAACAATAGCAATTGCTGTTTTCTTTTTTGTAAACCATCCGGGCGCAAAGTATGCGGCATGATAGGGTTGGAAACTAAGTGGCCCGGCAAGAAAACGCTGCTTTGATTCGTCTTGTCCAAACATATCAAGCACACCAGCTGTTGATAGCGTTCCGATGATAGGACACATGCTGCGCTGAAACAGTATTTCTTCTGGCGAACATCCCAGGATCTTTGCGTACTTTATCGCATCCTCGATGCTAATATTCTGCTTGCCGTTTAAGTGCCTGGATACAGTTTCGGGGCGCAAGCCCATTTGTTCTGCGATCTGCACACCGGACATGCCGGCTCTTTTTGATAGTTGTTTGAGATTGCTTACTGTTTGTACTTCTGTCATATCGTCATCGAAATATGGTATATTTAGTATGTTCATGTTTATCCTCCAAACTGTAGCAAATCAAGTATTTTGTAACAACAAGTGTTACGTAAGACATTTAACGTATTAATAAATTCTGAGTAAGTCAATCATATTTATGCCAACCATCATTGGTTATTATATAACGCTTGCAAAATCGAGCAATGTAACTTAATCTGTTAAATCAATATTATTGATCGTAATATTGATATCTTGATTGTAGGAATATTGATTTGAAACTTGAGGAATGGCGCAAGAATAGAGGTTTGACGTATCGGCAGCTGGCAGAGTTGCTTGATGCGCCTGGTGCTGGTGTTGTGCATCGCTGGTGCTTAGATCGTAATCATCCAGGGGCCGCTCGAGCAGTGCATCCAAACAAGGAATACATGCGCCGGATCAAAGTCGCAACGGATGGCGCAGTGCAGCCAAATGATTTTTACCAGGACGAAGTATGACAGAAGCGCAGCTGCAAAACCTGGTTGCGGATTATCTGCGTGTTGCCTTACCGGACGGATCAATATTTCATCATTCACCAAACGAGGGCAAAAGCCATGTGGCGCATCGTGTCAAGTTGAAGAAAGCTGGCATGTGTACCGGGTGGCCGGATCTCGAGATCTTTTGTCCAGGTAAGCCGCCGGTGTTTATCGAACTAAAAGTAGGCAAGAACACCATAACGGCAGCACAAAACAAAACGCTGCAAGCATTATCAACAGCTGGTTGTGTCACCGCTGTATGCAAGACGCTCGATGACGTGCGCCAGGTGTTAGGCACAGTAGTGACGCTCAAGGATCATTCACAAACAGACAGTTTTTTATTTCAAGCAAGGAGGAATATTTATGGAGCATGAAGAAGCAAAAGACTACATTAACTATAAAATTAACCAGGGATACACGCTGCTGCAAATCGCGGATTTGCATGACATTCCGCCCAAGTATTCTAAAAATTGTTATACGGAGAAACATGTCGTCGATACTATTGCTGACGATATTATCCGCGTAAAATACGAAACCTTTAATTGGCTATCTGGTTGCGATACAAGATATGACAAGTAATATCGATAAGCATTTTACCGGTAGATTTGGTCAGCTGTTAGCCTGGCACAATAGCAGCGTTTGGCAGCGCTTTTTACTTAAATGCAAAAAAGTATTTATGCGATGAACCCTTACGTGCTGCCGGATGGAAATGTAAGTATATCTTTTTCTGGTGGCCGCACGTCTGCATATTTATTGCATGAAATCATCCAGGCAAACAACGGCATACCAGAAAGAGCAAAGGTATTGTTTCAAAACACCGGCAGAGAGATGCCGCAGACGTATGATTTTGTGCAAAAGTGTGCAGAAAAATGGAATGTTCCGATTACCTGGCTGGAGTATTTCTACAAGGAAAAGCCAGGAGTGCAAGTAGTAAACCACAATAGCGCCAGTCGTAACGGAGAACCATTTGACCAGCTGATAAAGCACAAGCGAATATTGCCACACGCTCTTATTCGGTTTTGCACAGTAGAACTTAAAATTCACACCAGCAAACGATATTTAAAAAGCCTCGGCTGGAAAAAATGGCACAACGCTGTTGGTATAAGAGCCGACGAACCACATAGACTTAAAGACAAAAAAATAGATAATATTATAACTCCCTGGAGGCCGCTCGTTCCGGCAAAGGTTACAAAAAAAACGATTGATGCCTTTTGGTCACAACAAGATTTTTCATTACAGCTGCCGGTTATTAACGGAAAGACAATGTACGGAAATTGTGATGGATGTTTTCTAAAGTCAGAGGCACATCAAGTCATGCTGTTAAGAGAACATCCGCAACGATACGCATGGTGGGAAAACAAGGAACAAGAATACGCTAGTCGGGGTGATTATGGCTTTTTTAATAAAGAACGGCCGCTAACTAATCTTAAAAATTATGTAAGTAAACAAAGCGATTGGGTGTTCGATCAGCAAGGTTATTTTTGCCAGGCGGATGACGGCGATTGTGTTGGATAAAAAAAGGAGTTGACGAAATGAAAATTATTGATACCCTCGGTAATTACCGCGCCCGAGCAACTACACGTTATTATTACGTATATATTACAGTGTAATTACACGTATGTTGCATAAGGAGATTCCATACGATGTAACCTGGCTTGAGTCGCTGTTTTTGCAAGCCGCAGCAACGGAGCGCAGACTGCCTCCGGCGATTGTCAAAAGAAAATTAGCCAGCTGGCCCGAGTACGAACAATCCTGGCATGCGTACAATAGCGCAGCGTTTTCACCAAAAGCACCAAAAGCAACACCTAGAGATATTGACGACTATTTCCTGGCACTCGATATATCACTGGCCTATTGCGACACAGAGCAGCGCCGGTTGATATGGGCCGTTAATTACTCTGCGGTGCTGCGTAATGGATACATCCGAGAACGTGGGCCAGCATGGGAAAAGCTTAGCAAGGTTAGTAAAGATCGTATCTCACCAAAGCGCGTCAAAGCAAATTACCTGGATGCAATCGTTAAGCTTGCGTATCGCATGAAGATGCAGCCAGAAAGATTGACGCAAAAAGTCATAACAAATTGATTGCACGAAAGCACGAAATATAGTACGCTTTCAGCTATAATTGCCAAGATCTTGCGATATTACTGCTAATATTGTGTCATGTGTCTGCCAAGACAATAGATGTAGGCGATTAGTTTTTTCATATCACTTTCTGATATTTTGCCAGGTGTAAGCCGCTCCACCGGTTTATGCCTGGTCAATTAGGTGGATCAATGTCACGGCTTATGAACATAGAATTAATGGAGAAGATCTGCGATCATTTACTCAGCGGCAAATCAATGCGCGAGATTGCAAAGATCGATGGATTTCCAAGCGATGATACAGTGTATCGATACATTCAGAAGAATGACGACGCGCATGAGATGTATACCAAAGCAAAAGCTATCCAGGGAGAGCGCATCCAGGAAGAGATCGACGAGGTGCTCAACAAACCTTTACCAGTGGATCCAAAGCATATGATGGCAGAGGTACAGATGCGACGCTTGAAGGTAGATACATTGCAGAAACGGCACACACAGTTGCAGCCAAAGGGCATACGGAATAAGTCCGAGGATATGGCAGCACCAGGGATGAGCGGCACGATTACATTGTCCTGGGAGAAAGGCGATGTTGATATCAAAGCTGGGTAATTTCCGTTAGGCCATACTGACACTGCGTTCATTCGCACGCGCGAGTCAGCAACGATTGGATAACATTTGGATAACATGCTGCGATCGTAGTTATTTTATTGGAAAGCGTGGGGGATGGTGGCTGTTACGCTGCATATCTGAGCATATACCGGCTGACCCTACCCCCGGCGACCACACCGCGCGCTGTATACACATATATAACCCAATCCGGACACAGACATTCACAATGAGGACTACATGGGTAAACGTAGTGAATTTGACCGGATACCGAGAGATTTCTATCCGACACCTCCGTCAGCTATCAAACCATTGCTGCTGCACCTGGATAATGCGGATGTAAAGCTGTTTTGCGAGCCGTGTGCTGGCGATGGACAGTTAATTGATATGTTGGAGCTAGCCGGCCTTATGTGCTGCTACAAGAGCGATATAGAGCCGCGTAGATCCGATATACTTCAGCATGATGCGCTGGAGTTAGACGAGATGAAGATATTAGAGGCTGACGCTATAATTACGAACCCTCCCTGGCGACGTGATTTACTGCATCCTATGATCGAGTATTTCATGTCGCTTAAACCTACATGGCTGCTTTTTGATGCCGACTGGATGCACACTAAGCAAGCGAGAGAGTTAATAACCTATTGCCGGTTGATAGTGTCTGTGGGTCGTGTCAAGTGGATCCCGGATAGCAAACACACCGGTAAAGACAATGTGTGCTGGTATTTATTCACCAAGTACATGCAGACAAAGCAAACAGAATTTATAGGCCGTCAATGAAAACTGTAGTGTTTATCCTGGTTATATTAAAGGGATCAGAAGTGATGGAAGAGGCCGAGATAGGCAACTATCAAGATTGCAGCTGGCATATGTCCTTAATCAACAAGAAAGGCACTGGCAGTCCATACAGCGCGTATTGCAAGCCTAAATTAAAGACGATTGTTGATCGCAATGGATAACGTAAACAGACCGCAGCATTACACCGATGGCGATATAGAGTGCATAGATGCGCTGCGATCGATGTTGGGTGAGGACTTTGGCGCGTTTTGCCAGGGAACTATCGTGCAGTATCTGTGGCGCTATAAGCATAAGAATGGTGTCGAGGATCTCCGCAAAGCGGAGTGGTATTTAAACGCATTAATTAAATTTGAGGAGGACAAACATGCCTGGAGGTTACGGAAAATCCAAGAGTGCAATGCCAGCGAAGAAGAAATCGATCTTAACGGCTGGACAGAAGACCCTACCTAAAGATCTACAGAAAAAGATTGTTTCATCGAAGATGAAGAAAAAAGCATAGACGACACGCTATTTCAAAAAAAAGCTGCGTTCTTTGCCAAGAACGAAGAGAGAAAGCGGCTGCATAGAGATTTCATGCTGCGGCAGTTGCGGCGAGAGTATAAATATGGAAATAAAAATCCCATACGCACCGCGCACAGTGCAAAAGGAACTACACGATCAGCTAGACAAACATCGATGGGCGGTAGTGGTGATGCACCGGAGAGCCGGCAAGACAGTGATGGCGATTAATCATTTGTTGCGTGAGGCTATCTTATGCGCCAAACCAAACCCACGATATGCCTATATAGCGCCAACCTATCGCCAGGCCAAACAAGTTGCCTGGGATTATCTAAAACAGTTCGCAGTCAACATACCGATGGCGCGTTTTCACGAAACAGAACTGCGCTGCGATCTGCCGAATGGTGCAAGAATACAGCTGCTTGGTTCCGAAAATCCGGCAAGTCTGCGTGGAATATACCTTGATATGGCGTGTTTGGACGAAATGGCGGATATGCCGGAGAACTTATTTCCGGAAGTCATACGACCAGCCTTATCGGATCGTGAGGGAAAAGCTTTATTCATTGGTACACCGAGAGGACACAATGCCTTTTTCGAACTATACGAGGCGGCCACCGCATCTAAGGATTGGTTCGCTGCCACGTACCCAGCGAGTAAAACCGGGATATTACCAGATACCGAACTGGAGTCGGCGCGGATCGGCATGTCGGAGGATCAGTATAACCAGGAATACGAATGTTCCTGGGTTGCTAACGTACCCGGATCTATCTTTGGAAAAGAGCTACAAAAAGCGTTCCAGGATGGGCGCATATCAAAAGTACCTTATGATTCCAGTGTTCGTGTGGACACGTTTTGGGATTTGGGGGTCGGCGATAGCACAGCGATTTGGTTTGTCCAGGTCGTAGGCCGGGCCGTACATTACATTGATTATTATGAGGCAAGAGGCGAGGGATTACCGCACTATGCTCGAGTGCTGCAAGAACGTGAGTATCTCTATGATAGTCACTATGCACCGCACGATATAGAAGTAAGAGAGTTAGGATCCGGCAAAAGCAGACGTGAGGTTGCCTGGGATCTAGGAATAAATTTTAGGGTTGTGCCAAAACTCCCTATTGATGATGGCATACACGCAGCGCAGCTGCTTATCGAGCGCGCCTGGTTTGACCGGGATAACTGCAAACACGGCCTAGAGGCATTACGACAGTATCATCGTGTGTATAACGAGCGCACACGATCCTTTTCGACAACAATAAAACACGACTGGTCATCGCACTCAGCGGATGCTTTTCGCTACAGCGCTATAGGATTACGCGAGGATAAACGTCAATTTGCGCCTATGCAGCAAACAGCAATGAATGATTACCGCGTTTTTTAGGAGATATCATGGGATTTTTTACTGATTTTTTCAATGCTATTAGCAATGTTAGCCAGGGTAGAGGCACAGATTTTGGTCGTCGTACCGGTGCAGCGATAGACAGTTTTCAAAAAAGTGTAAGTTTCAGTGAGCCAACAAGATTGGATAGGTTTTTGGCTGGCCCAGGACAAAGCATAGATATGAGCGAAGCTGGTCGTGAAAAAAGATTTCAAGAAAATGTTGCAGCAAATGAAAGAGCTATGGCAGCGATGGCTGATATGCGTGATCCGATGGGAGAGCGTACCGATCCTAATACCGGTCGATCCGTCAGAGAAGAACGCGGATATGAGGAAAAAAGCACACGATCAACAATGACTGGCGGCGCTAGCGGCGGCGGATCCGCAACAACAAGCGGTACAACCACAGAATTAAAACCACCGGTAGCACCAGCAACAGTTGCCGATGATCCAGCATCGTCCGGTGAATTAGAAGATGAGGCAATGGAAAGCGGCAAAAAAGGCCGTAAAGGAACAATATTAACATCATCACAAGGTTTATTGAGCAATGCACCGGTGCGCGATAAGCGCAGACTGAAAGGTTTAATAAATTGAGAGTTAAGAGAACTAAGAATATTGCTGGCATGATGGGCCGTTTGTCACCACAAGGCAAGGCCGGCATATCTATGGCAATGGATATAGACCCTATGGAGCGTATGAAACAGCGGTTTGAGGGTCGTGCAAAAGGCGGAAAGCCTAGAGCTATGAAGCGCAAAACACTAATGACCGGAGGTTACTAATGGCTGCAAAAAAGGGTTTATATTACAACATCAATAGACGCAAAAAAGCTGGTACATCCAGGCCAAAAAGCGAGTCTACTATAACAGCAAAAGCCTATAAAAACATGCAAGCTGGTTTTCCGGATAGCAAGAAAAACAAGAAAAAAGCGTAATGGTCGCCAAGAAATACCAGAATCCAAAGGGCGGATTAAACGAGGCTGGTCGAAAATTTTTCAAACGCACTGAGGGCAGCAATTTAAAATCACCGCAGAAATCGGGAACGAGTGGTCGCCGCGTTAGTTTTGCCGCTAGATTTGCCGGCATGCGTGGCGCTATGAAGAAACCAAACGGCGAGCCAACGCGCAAGGCACTAGCGCTCAAAGCCTGGGGATTTGGCAGCGTCGAGGCTGCACGAAACTTTGCCAAGCGCAATAAAAAGAGTTAGATATGGAACCATCGAAGTTAGTACAAATGCTGCACAAACGCTATGAAACACTAGCGACACAGCGCAGCAACATCGAGAATAGATGGCAAGAGGTTGCCGATTTTTTCTTACCCAGGAAAGCGGATATCATCAACAAACGCACACCGGGCGAGAGAAAAGATCAAAGAATATTCGACTCCACGGCGCAACATGCGGTCGAATTGCTAGCAGCAAACTTACACGGCACACTTACAAGTCCTAGCGTGCCGTGGTTTTCTATGCGGTATCGAAACAGAGATTTCCAGAAAGTCGATGAGTTGAACGAATGGTTAGAAACATGCACCGATATTATGTACCAGGAGTTAGAAAGATCGAACTTTCAGCAAGAAATACATGAATTATATTACGATCTAGTAGTTTTCGGAACAGCAGCGCTGGCGATCGAAAAAGAAATGGGCCAAGATATTCGGTTTTCTACCAGGCATATAGCAGAAATCTACATCGCCGAGAACCATGAGGGCCGTGTTGATACTGTCTATCGTAAGTATGAGTTGACCGCCAGGCAAGCCGAGCAAAAGTTTGGCAGAGAAAACCTATCGGAGAAAATACGTAAGTCGCTCGAGAACGATCCATTAGAAAAACATCCAATTATTAACGCTATTTATCCACGACAAGATGCTGGAGGATTAGCAAAAGCAGCAAAAGACAAGCCGTTTGCGTCTATTCACTACTGTTTCGACAGCAAAACACTGATGCAAGAAAGCGGTTTCGATAGTATGCCTATCGCAACACCACGATTTACTAAGGATAGCTCGAGTGTTTACGGACACTCTCCGGCGCACACAAGCCTTGCCGATACGATGATGGTGTCGAAAATGGCCGAGATTGGTATTCGTGCAGCACAAAAGCAGTTGGATCCGCCGCTAATGGTTCCGGATGATGGCTATGTTTTGCCGGTCAGAACATCACCAGGCGCACTGAATTTCTATAGATCGGGATCAAGAGATCGTATCGAGCCTTTGAAAACCGATGCAAATAACTTGTTGCAGCTTAACCAGGAGGAGAGGCGGCAAGATCAGATTCGCCGGATCTTTTATGTTGACCAGCTGTTAGCGTCAACCGATAGAACAATGACAGCAACACAAACATTGCAGATGCAAGAAGAGCGCTTGCGATTGTTAGGGCCGGTGCTTGGTCGATTGCAATCCGAATTACTCAAGCCTCTTATCGATAGGACGTTTGAATTGCTGCTTACCCAGGGTGTTTTACCGCCAGCACCGGAAGAACTGCAAGGACAAGATATAGATATCGAGTACGTATCACCGCTGGCAAAGGCCCAAAAGATAGGGGATCTACAAAATCTAGTGCGTGGAATTGAACTAATGACCGGATTGTCAGAGGCCATACCAGGCATTACTGACTTTCTCGATAATGATGGGTTAGTAAAATACATTATAAAAGTCACCGGATTGCCGGCACAAGTTATTCTATCCGATCAGCAAGTAGCCGAGATGCGCCAGCAACAGCAAGAGGCAGCCGCTGCACAACAAGAAGCGCAGCAAGAAATGCAAAACTCTGAGCAAGCGCGTAACGTAGCGCCGCTAGTATCAGCGCTGCAAGGCCAGGCTGAATGATGGAGATAGAGGATTTACAACGTATATATCGCGCCGTGTTTACAACAGATGATGGCGCACAAGTATTAGACGATCTTAAAAAAAGGTTCGGTCTATACAAAAGCACGCATGTTCCGGGGGATCCCCATGAAAGTGCGTTCTATGAGGGGCAGCGCAATGCGATGCTCATAATTTTACGAATGTTAGAAGAAAGAAAGGATCTTAACAGTGAATGAAACAGCAGAGGTAATTGAGGAATCTCAATCTCAAGAAACAGTAGCACAAGAAACACCAGTCGCTTTTGCCGATACATTAGGCGACGAGTTCAAAGGCAACCCTATATTTGCAAATTTCCAGGATGTTAATGGCCTGGCAAAATCCTATATGCACGCGCAGCGCATGATAGGAGCGGATAAAATAGCAATCCCTGGCAAGCATGCCACCGATGATGAGCGGCTAGAAGTCTATCGTAAGCTTGGATCGCCGGCGGATGTATCGGGATATGAAATAAGTTTTCCGGATTTATTCACGGATGAAGAACAAAGCGCATTTAAAGAAACAGCTTTGGCTAATGGATTAAGCAGCGGCCAGGCAAGCAAGGTTGTCGATTTTCTAAATGATACCTTTACACAAGCGCAATCACAAAATGAGTATACTGCACAGCAAATAGTAAACGAAAATCGTGCAGAACTCGAACAAGAGTGGGGCAACGCAATGCCGCAAAAGCTCGAGAGAGCGAGATCGGCAGTTGTAAGTCTGTTAGGCAGCGATGATATTATGGATAATATCGAGTTAGCCGACGGAACATACTTAGGCGATAACCCACAGATTATAAGAATGTTTGCCGCTATAGCTGACCAGATAAGCGAAGATGCCCTGGGCGGCCCTACAAGCGAGCAGATTAGTACACCGGCAGAACTCGAGAAAG